GGCCCCCTCGGCCCTTCTGAAAGGACATCTTCGTGGTTAAAGCACGATATATTTCTTTATACTACGAGGGAATTGAGTTTGCTTTAGTTGAGTTCACTCTCAACGGTTTCCATTTGTTTTCCTTCACTACTCATAGACGATACCAGTGTTATCCTTGTCCACTCTCGTACAAGTAACCTTGATGTCAGTCGCCGCCACGCTCGTTCCTCCGAACGGTGCAAACTTAAAGGAATGCTCAGTGGACGCTTTTGAAAGCACCACGTCGCAAAACCAAACGACATCGGGGAACGTGCCGATGTTGGGTGTATATGTCACCGTCTGTTGCTCCAAATTTGCAACGCCCAACACGGTCGCTCCATCAATTCCGAGCCAGTTGAAAGCTGCAATCGTCGCTGCAGTTTCAAACGCAACCGTGATCCGATATCTACCAATCGCGTTGTCGTCCCACCTGAACTTTCCATCAGTCCCGGTGAACACCCATGGTAGGGAGCCCGTGTTGACAGCGCCTACCAAACCTTGCATGAACCTAGCACCGTTCACCAAGGACATATTCGCGGCGGTGTACTCAGAAAACACCAACGCATCGGTTGTGATCTGTTTCTTATAAAACGTAATATCGTAAGTTACATACAACTCACCCAGGGTCACACCCGCTACACTCATACCTTGAGTCGCAATTTGAAACCTTCCCAAATTGTGCAGGTTATCTGGAGTGCCCGCCACGCTGCCAACTCCGGTGTAAAACACCTTCGTCGGCCTCTCATTGGGGTCACACTCGACTCCGTGGAAGATCCCCTCCGAAGCCTTAGCGCTCTTCGCGTAGGCGGAATTTTCCATCTCAATCTTGGAGTCGTAATTCGCGTCCGCACTGTTGTACTCCGTAGCCGTCACGACCACACCCAGTGACTGGGCGGTTCCATTAAAGTCGCTGCTGGTGGATCTGTACTCGAAGATTATTCCGTTCGGCTCCCACTGCTCAAATAGGCCTGCGAAGCCTGACAACCACGGGAATGTCTGGGCGTTAGACGGATTGATGACGAACGACTGATTCGTGAACACCGTACTTCCACCGGACAGAGTGCCAGATTTGATCTCACCGATCATCTCGCGCTCCCTAATCCTAATGCCTCTCCTCCCATCAGGAGAAAATGTAGGAACCAAGTTCCCTGAACTCGAAATCAACGAATTTGCGTGCAAATCGTAATCTCCCATGCCAGAGACCTTGAGTAGGCCCCGTGCAGCCGCCTGACCGGCTCTCTTGCTGCCCATCCTCTGACCAGCGTAGCCACCAGCCTTGATAGCCACGCTCCTAACCAAATCTTTATTGTTCACGACTTGATTCTTCACCTGGCTCGCGATCTTCTTCACGAGCGATGGTATGTGGAAGTCTCCCTTGCCGCGAACCTGGTTCTGGTTCTTTCTGGCACGTGCTCTCTTTTGGGCCTTTGACAGAGTCATTCTTACAAAGGCAAGTCAGTTGCACTTTTACAATCACTTTCACTAGAGTTTCAATTTTCTAGTCGGTTTCTCCCTGTAAGTTGTTTAACCCCTCACCGGCCTGGGGGGTTCCGTATCTTGAAGCGCTTAACAGCCCTTCCAGGGCGCGCTCGAACTTGCTGCTGTGCTGGTACACGAATGCAAACTGTTTCAGTTTCTCAAAACTTGGTTCAGACACTATATACCTATAGGCCGCTTTCACCACATTTAGTGGTTCGGCTTTCCCATTTGTGAACTCGTGCGAGCAGAAACAGAAGCTCTCATCAGCTCGGGCTTTGTCTTTCAACCTCTTACCCAATCTCAGATACCTTGCTACCATATCTTCGACCTCCATTTCAACGCAGTCATCACCGGCACACAACTGCCAGTTAGCTCCCACCAAAAGGCTATTCATCGCCCTGGTGCGAGTATTCAGGCTTGCCGTTCGATAGCCGCCTGACTTATTGACCCCAGCCTCTGTTTGCTCAAACATGCTCCCGTCACTTATCACGTACACCCCCATCCGGGTACACTCGTTTCTAGCTCTAACGAGGTCCTCAAAGTCATCGTCGAGCCCGTCGCAAGTCCTCAAGATCACCTCCGTATCTGCGTCATGGTCCCAACCTTGAATGGACCACTCCCAAGCGCTCATATCGCTATGGACCTTCTCCCCTAACGGCGCTTTGAGGAACGTTTCCCAAACCTGCCGGATCTTCTCGTCATCAAACCCTATACCAAGGGCCGAATAGCTGACGAGGAAATGCCCAATCAATTTCTTGTTGGGCCTCGTGAACAGAATTCTATCTATAATTTCGTCCACGGCTGATATACAAACGACTAGCCTCTCACGACCCTGACTCAACTTCTCAATTGAGTGAGGTTCGTTCTTTATTATCACGCGGAATGGGTCACACAACCCAGCTTTCACCCTCTCCAAGGGTTTCATTTTCCTAATCCTTTTCCACCCAAAGTACCGCAACTTGACCAACCTCATGTTCACCAAGTCAACCACGAACTTCAAGTTCGCCCTGCAGTAGTCCCTCTTCATGAGACCTTGCGTGCAGTAAGGATATCCCGCGTTGGCCTCCGGATTCAAGTTCTCCACTATTAGCTCCACTAGGGACGGCGGGACCGAAGGCCCAGGCAGAATGTACCCAGGACGCTTAAAGCGAGGAGTCATTGCGACCAATCTCTCAACCGCCAGCTCCAAACCCTCTGGTATTGGAGCTCTCACGAACTTCCCGGAATTCGTGAACAGCGAATGTTTCTCCGTCAACGCATTCCTGTCAGGCATCGCGTAATCCGCCACTTCTGGCAAGTACTCCGCCAACGCCACTAACCTCGCCTCGAGTGGTTCCGTTCTTTTCAGCATGTGGTCCCGAGCTGGTTGTCCTGTGCCTACGAACTTCATCACTCCCATCTGGTCTCCGTCTTCTTCAACGAGTCCCATCATAAAATCCAGTTTCTCTCTCAAATCGCCATCCGCTGGATTCAATGGCCTTAGGTAAAATCCGGGTTTCCCAGTTCCTTTTCAGCGGCTTTCAGTGCCTCTACAGCGTCTGCGACTTTGCGCTCAGACTCTTTCTCTGTCGCGAATCGCTCCTTAGTAGCCTCCAAGGTCTTTCTGAGCCTCGCCTCGGTTTGCTCTTTGGTAGCTCTCATCTTGTTGAGCTCAGTTAGGTGTTGCTTCAACCGCTGCTCCTCGTGGTCAATCGGGGGGATCTGCAACGCCTTTTCAGGGTCCAGCTCTCTTATCACAGGGAGTCTGCTGGGCTTCCAGGCCCTCAGGCCCTGAAGCAGGGACCTCTCAACCCTACTGATGTCCAGCTTCAGTTTCTCCACTCGAATGACCCTCTCCGCAATGGTCTTCCGAGACGCTGCCGACTTCTTCTGGTCAGCCAGCTCTTTGTCCAAGGCTGCTTTGCCCTTGTTGAAATTAGCTATTTCCTCTTTCATCTTAGCTATCTCGTCCCGTTGTTTAAGGTACAACCTGGCCTTCTCCAGTTGCACCGGGTCGGTCAAATCAAAGATTCTCTTCTCTTCGGCCTCTCGCTGCGCGACTATTGACTTCTCGCGCTGGATCTTCTTCTCGAGATCTAAGGCCTCGATTTTCCTTCGCAGTTCAGCGTCCTCCTCCTCCTCGGCATCCTCGGCCCGGACCGCCTTAGCCGCCTCTGCGTAAGTCATCGTGGGTCTCTTCAAAACCTGTGCGACCGGCCCCTCGTGCTTGCCTTTCATGGTCTGCTCGGCAACCAACTCAACAATTTCTTTCATGCCTTGCATCAAAGCTTCCTTCACAGGATAGGACTTCTCCTCTTCGGACTCTTCCAGAACCTCCCTGAAAGAGACTTTTGGCTTCCCCTCGACCACGATCCTGGCCTGAAGAGTCTGGAACATCGACGTTTCTACAGCGATCGGAGCTGGCGCAGTTGGCGGCGCGGGCGCGGGCCTGCATTTCGCCATCTCATCATAATATGAGAACATCCAGAAATCCGCTACGCGCGTGTCCTCCAATTTCTCCTCTAAAACCAATATGCTATCGGAAACCCTAGTCATTCTAGCTTCTGCCTGCAGGTCCATCTGCTTCACTTTCATCTCCAGCAGCAAATCTACTGCTGGCCCGTAATCGAAGCCCCCCTCCTCGAGCAATTGCTCCAAGGAGAGCGCATGCGGCTCCAGATCACCTCGGATTTCTGGCATCGACTCTTCGTCGACTTGCGCCAACAACAGGCGCATCCGGGATGCTGCTCTCAGCTCTTCAGCTTCAGCCACGACCCACCTCCTCTGGGTCGGATCATACCAACCGGGCTTCAACAGTTTCCCATTGATTTTCTGCCCCAGCCTCTGGCTGCCCTCTCTAATGCGAGCTCGGAAACACTTCCGCTCATCGGTCGTGAACTCGCCCCCGCCCGGCTTGCTAGGTTCCGTTAGACCTTCCAGTGGGCGGTTGGACACCTGCTGCAGATACTCTGTTTGCAAAGGCCCGCAGCCCACCTTGTTGGGGTACACCGACGTGAGCAAATAATAATTCGCCCCACCATCGAAACCAGCCGTTAAGGTGTGTTCTCCACCAGTCGCGGCCCTCTTCCCCAATTCAAAAGCGAACTGGACTGCGGCCAGCGCATTCTCCCTGGACACAGGCAGAAGTCCGGGATTGTAATTGGCTTCCGGACCCAACACCACCTCTAGGCTCAACCAATCTCGTTTGTGGTGAAACGGACTGAGGGATCTATTAACGTACCTCGTTTTGTATTCATACAAACTTATCTGGTGGTGCATCAGAACCCCTGACGGGTGTTTCGGAAGCCACCCTCGCGATTGGAAGTAGGAGTACACGGCGAACTCCGCGGGCCAAAGCCCGGGCACGATCTTGCGTGCCTCGTGGAAGGGCCTTCCCCCCCCCACGATTTTCAACACCGTCACAGGCAAGTTGGCGGTGAGCTTCGCCATCTTTGCCAAAATGGTCTCCAAGGGGAC